CTAACTTTATTCCATAATTTGTCTCTTGGCGTTGGCTTGTACGTGGCCAGCAGTATTACTTGCTGTAGCTCCAGTATATTGAACGGCATTATTCAGCTGTTTCTTCGTTGCAGAACGGAATAATTGTACTTGTTTGGCTGCGTCTACAACCTGTGACTCCTCTTCATTCAACACATTGCTAGATTCAAAGAAATCGGCCCCGAGGTATTTATACTCTTCTGGTAGTCCCATTCTTTGCCAACGAGTCAGACCAGTTGGTGCTTTTTTGAAAACTCGGATGATTGTGAGTGCTCTGCTTCTTAAATAAGCTTTAACGGTCCTAGGGAGTGGAAAGGCTTGGTTGGCCACATTGTCTGGATTTCCGATGATGCGGTCCCAAACTCCCTCTGCTAGAGCTACTCTTCCAACATTGGCGTTATCAGTGTAATTAATCTCACGGCCCTCCCAATACACCCTTTTGCCGGTACCATGATTGGCTGCAAAGTACCATAATTGGACCAGGAACCGTCTCCAGGTGATGTTATTATTAGGTGCCCCACCTCCGTTGGCCCTTTGCATGTAATCTAGCATTCGTCTCTCCGTGGCATCACGTGAGAGAGTTGACACAATTGCGTCCCCTTGATTGTTTTCGACACGAGCTTGAACTTCAAATTCTGCATCTGTTCCAGCCATTTTATTTTTAAAATTTTTTCTTTTCTTGCCACATAGTCACCAACACCTAAGACTCTATTCCGAAATTGGTTTTTCCGGTTTTTTCTTGAAGGTGGATTGCAATGCAATATCCCCTTCCAAAAAAATTTTTTGCTCTCTAGTTAATGAAGTTTTAAATTCTACTACACCATCCGACTGTGCAGATCTCAAGGAACGTCCGCTCAACAAAGGTGTGTATTTGAATTTTCCTTCAACTTTGTTTTCGTAACTCATTGTTACATATCTATCAAGGATATTTTGAAGTATTTTATCATCCTTACCAGCTGCCAATTGCAAAGTTTCATCATCTTCTTCATAATCATCATAAATATGTTTACAAATGCTGGTCATATTCAACCCTG